TGTGAGCTGTAACTATATTCTGAACGATAAGTGTCTGTAAGTTTATGTATTGTTCTGAAAGGTCTGCTGCATTAAGAGAATGTATTTCAGGCGCTCTAGTCTTATCGTCTGAAAATGACATTAAAAACTTACCTGCATTAGCTGCTGAAGTTAGTTTACCTGTGATATCCCTTTCAATTTGGTTTCTTTCTTCTTCAAGTGGAATTCCATTGTTGAAGGAAAACATATAACTGCCTGAAAACCCGTTGTTTATGTTGTTTAAATGGTACTCTGAAATTTTTGCGTCAATCAAAGCCCAATTGTTTCCTGCTAGATAATCAGGTGTGTAATATATATCCATATTAGGACTGTAAGAACCTGTATATATTAACTGACTACCTGAAGTTCTGTCGTTAGTATTGAATGCTGCAACAGGATAGGGTTTATTTGACCTTACATTGCTCCAATCTGAACTTATGAAGTAAGTGTCCACTTTGCCAAATTCGTTCGGTCTACCTGCTCTTACACGTTCTACAGGCACGTGATAGACTTCTGCTATTTCTGTTCTTTCTCTGTTCCAAATAATATGCAATGCATAAGCACCTTGAAGTTTAAAGTCAAAAGCTACTTTCTTTATTACTTGGTGCAAAGATTCGTTGCTATTTGCGTTCTTTAAAAACTTCTTTAGCTTAACAACTGCTTCTAAATTAATATCGTCTTCATCAACTACCAGGTCTTCAGCCGCCACCATTTCTGAAGTGGAATTAATAATCGCTGCGTGTGTGCTTGAATTATAGTAAAGGTCAATTAAAAAATTAGGGTATTGGTTTTTCCAAAGTCCATCTTCATCAGAATATTCAATGTAGTCACGCCCTCTAACTTCTTGTATTTTTGGTGCTGTGGTACTACCTAAATTTATTGAAAGTAAATTATTCATATTATTATTTTATTGTCCGTAATATATAGTGTTCGTTCCTTCAGTTGATTCGTGTTCCGTATATTGTACTTGCTCTGTTCCTACTCTTTCTGTTAAGTTTAATATTCCTTTTGTAACGATTCCTTGAACCACTCCATTAGAATCAGATATAGGAAGAACATCAGTTTCAGTTGCAGGTGCTGTTCCGTAAGCAATTTCAATTACACCTATCCAACTTACTTCATAAACTTCATACTTCCATTTCCCTGAAGGCAATAGTTTGATTTGACCTTGATATAAATCAGGTGAAATAAAGTAAGTAAATCCCATTTTAGTAAACCTAGGTAATATACCAACAACCAAAGAAGGATAAGCATAAGCAACCGAACCGTCAAGGTCATTGATGAACTTTACTAAGAATTGTATTTGTGTAGAAGCTACTGTTTTATCTATTCTGTTATCTTCTGTTGAAATAAATGCTGTAATAGCTGTTTCGGTATATCCTTGTATCATATTATATAATAGAAAAGTATTGTTTTTATTTGGTTCTTAGCCGTTATAAGTGGTTTTAAAAGAGAAAAGGTCGCCTAAGCAACCTCAACTCCATAGTGAACGCTAGGTTTCCCTATATACGGTATAACCGCACCACCCTCACTAAGTCAAAAGAAAAGGGTAACCGTTAAGCTACCCTTCACTAAATATAATAAAAATGAAAATCTTAAGATTCTACTATTGTACCCATTGTGAATGCTGCATTGTCAAAAGGTTCAGAAGTATAATCTGCAACCATTGGGAAAGGCATTGCTTCCATTCCGTCAAAAGTCAAAGTATAACCACCTCTATCACCCCAAGCTGCACCTGAATCCATAGTACCTGCATTAAGCTCCATTCCGTTTACTGTTCCTAAAGCTACGATTGTATCGTGTCCGTTAGCAAGAGTTGCGTTTAATTGAGCAAAGCAAATTATTTTACTCTGACCGAGTAATTTCACCTGATTTTGGTCTTCCTTGGTTAGTTTGTTAAGTATCAAAGTTAAAGTTGGAGTGAAATGTAAACTGCCATTTTCACGTGAGCCAACGATACTTTCAGACAAAGAAGCTGTACCTAAAGGCATAGCGTATCTATAAAGAACGTCAGTTCCCATTTCAATATCTGTTATTTCTCCTGCTGTTTGTGGTATAGATGTTACTTGGTCGTAAACTGCGAAATATACGTATTTGATTCCACCGCTTACACGATTGCAATCTAACCCTCTACCTTTTGTAAGTGCTGTACAAGCCATTGTGTTTGTTTTTTTTTAGGTTAAGGGAGTGAAGGGTTTCACCCCCTCACTTCCGTTTATTTATTAATTACGATACAAATACTACGTCTGCACCAATTCCAACTTGAACACCTCCAGTAAATCTTGCGATTAACCTAGTATTCAAACTTCCTGTTACAGGTGCCATATCTAACAAAGTAATATTTGTACTATCTGAAATCAAGTCAGTTCCAAAGAACAAGTTAGATTTTTCAGCTACTACCATTTTGTCATCTTCACAACCATTACAAACTGCGATTTTGATTCCTTCAAATACTGCATCGTAATCTCCATTCATAGAGTAAGCATTCACATATCCTAAAGTAGAAATTGCTGAGATGTAAAGTCTGTAAGTCTTAGGACTCATAAAGATGTAAAGGTCTTCTTTTGTGTAAACATTAGAAGGGATAGCTGCTGTTGCTGCTTGTAAGTTACCGATAATGTTAGCTGCTGAGTAAGCCGTTCCTGCACCTCCTGCGTTAGCTACATCAATTACTGTTGCATCTGTTACAAGTCTTCCAACTGTTGCTGTAGTGAATCCTGTGAAAGAACCACCTGTTGCATCATTTCCTGCCCATATAGCGTTTTCAACTCCTTGAGAAATTCTTCCTGCTAAGTGAGATACTAAGTAGTCATCAAAAGATGCCGGTGCCGGTGCTCCTGCTCCTGCTCTCATTTCTAAACTTTCCCAAGTGTCAACTAATTGCTCTGAACAAATTTCAAGGTTTACTTGTAAATTTTTAGGTTCGATAATTGCTTCAGTTAATACTAATGTTCCTGCTGTTGTGAAATCGCAAGTTGCGTTAGCCATTTCTGAACCTGATTCCATTTTTTGAATTACTGCCTTATACTTCACGTTTTCCATTGAAGTTAAGAAGTTTAAAGAGTTAGCCTCTTTTAATGCTGCTGAAATATATCCACCTGCTACTTTCCCGGCGAACGTGCTGCTAGTTACTGTTGGTAATGCCATAATTTATTTATGTTTTTTGTTAGTTATTTAAGTTATGAAAGAAACGATCTTGTGAGGTCATTCTTTTTAATTCTTTTTTACTTAGAGAAGTTTTCTCTGAGCTAAATTTATTTGTATCTAAAGGTGCTGAAGCAGGTTGTGCTGCTAACTCAGTCTTTAGTCTTTCGTTTTCTGCTTGTAAGTCTTCTATTGAGAACTCAACTACTTCTGTAGTCTTAATAGATTTTGGAGTTGTACCTCTAACCTCTACATCTTCTTCAACTGACATTTCTTCAACTTCTTCCTCTACTTCTTTTTCTTCACCTTTAAGACTTGCTACAGCGTCTTCTAAGTTTTGGATTCTTTTCTCCATACCTTGCCAATCAGCTACGTCAGCTTCTTCAGCTAATTCTTCTTCTACAGGAGCTTCTTCTTCAACTACCTCCTCTACATCTTCTGCTCCAAATACTTCAGCAACAATTCCTTCTTCTTCTACTGAAAATGATTCGCCTGATTCTAATACGTAAGTTCCAATAGGTAAAAGCATAACAGAACCATCTTCAGTAAGAACTGAAATATCTACACCTGCTGCTAATTCACCTGCTGTTGAAGTTAGAATAGTTCCATCTTCCATTTTAGCTTGCCACTCCATTAAGACTTCTTCTTTGTCTAATCCAAGTGCTACTAATATTTGATTTTTTAAATCCATAATCTTTTTATAGTTTTGTTTTTAGTTCTGTTATATAATAGAATAGTTATTGTTCTGTTTGATTTGTTATCTTTTTGCATACTGATAAATAGTTTCCCAAGCCTTCTGAGAATTCCCCCTTCCTTTTGCAAATACATTAATTGCCCTTACAGATTCTTTATAGGCAGGTATATCTTCTGCTTTTAATCCCAACTCTTTAGCTTGTTTAGTCAGAGTTTTTTTTGCCTTAGTTAGTTTTTTAATCATCTTTTCAGATTCATTAATATTATCTATATGTTGCTCCTGTAATTTATCAATACTTTTTCTAGCTTTTTGCATAGCAGGTAAAGTTTTTTTAGCTTCCTTAACCATACTTGATACTTCTTTTTCGTACTTATCTGATTGTCCTGCTATCTTTTCAATATCGTCAATCGCTCCCAACTCAATCTTTTCAGACTTCAGTTCAGTTTTGGATTCTTGCATTAGCTTATTTAAAGCACTTAGTATTTGTTCTTGTGTTGGTTTCATATTATTTATTTATATTATAAACCAAATTCTTTGGCTAGTTTGTCGTATTTATTTAGTTCAGCTGTGCTTTCTTTATAGTCTTTTACTATTTTAACATCAATACCTAAATCTTTAGCTTGACTTGCAATAGACTTTCTTTGTTGCTTAATTGAGTTATATGCTTTTTCAGCAGGAACAGAAGCAGCCATTAGTTTATTCCCTAATACTCTTATTTCTGCATTAGCTTTTTCTAATATTAATTTTTGGTCTGTAAGTATGCTTTGGAACAACTCAACCTTCTGAACACTTAGCAATTCTTTTATTGCATTCCTTACTTCTTCGTCTGTAAATTCTTTCTTCTTATTCATTTGTTCAAATTTATTAGTAAAATAGCCTTCAATACTCAGCCCTTTCAAATTGCCCGATTTAATTTCTTGCCACAGCTCGTCATTGTCTATGCGCATTTTTACAAACCAAGTCCCATCAGGTAAGTCATATCCGTATAACTTAGACTTATCACTATCACCTTCTTTAATCCAAGACTCAACTGTTAAGACTCCTGAAACTCTGTCTTGATGTTGGTATGTAGCCTTATGGTGGTTGTTATGCTTTAAATACAATTCTGAAGCCTTCTGTACTGTTTCTTTTGAAAAGTAAACGTAGTAGTCCGAATCGGTATTAGGGTCGTGTCTAAAGATTTGCTTATTAGGAATCAAGGCAGGAGAAATTAACATTCTCTTTTCTTCATCAACCTTTGCAAATGTCAGGTTATTTTTCTCTTTACCAAAGAATACAAAGTCTTGCTCAATCGCAGGACTAGTTACTAAACTAATTGCATCAATAGCTAATTCTTCAGAATCGTCTGCGATTACAAGTTCTACTATTTTAGTTGCTTTCATATTATAATTTTGCTCCTTTTATTTTGCTTAAAGACTTGCCTATGCTTTTTTGAATATTGATTATATAGTTCTCGTTACTTGCACTTCTTGTGTACCCTGCAATATCATTAGTATTTATACCTAACTCTTTAGCTTGTTTTTCTATTTTAGTCAATACCTTATATTTATCTTCAGCTGTAGAAGCTGCTGATTTTACTGCATTCATCATTGATGAAATATTTTCTATTGCGTCATTAACGTCC